CACGACCACTTATGCCTCCCTTTTTTCCGCAGATTTCTAAATAAAATCTACAGACTTTGTGTGATTAGGTGATGTTATGGGCAAAACCCGGAAAATTGAGCAAAGCGCAAACTCGCATCTGCGGGTTGTGGACCGACAGCGGAAGGAAGAAGAGAAAGCCCTGCTCAAACAAACGGACGCGAACGAAATCGCGGAGCCGCCGGAATGGCTGGATGAATTTGCTCGGTCGGAATGGTATCGTGTTGTGCCTCAGCTGCTGAAGATTGAGATTGTCGGGAATTTGGATTACTCGAATATCGCCGGGTATTGCAATGCCTTTTCTAAGTTCCGGCAGGCAGTGATCGACGGAAACGACTCACTGCAGATTAAGTACGGACCGGAGCTGAGGAGGTTTGCAGACCAGTGCGGAATGACCATCAACAGCAGACTGAAAGCCGCAACGACAAAGATAGCGAAGCAGGATGAAGTGATTGAGGAGCGCTTTGGGGTGATTTAATGAGCCGATGGGACGAAATAACGGAATATGCCCGAAAGTGCGTCAATGGGGAAATCCTGAGCTGTCAGAAGCATAAATGGGCCTGTGAGCGGTTCCTGCGGGATGCGGAAAGAACGAAATCTGATCCGCGGTTCCCGTATGAATGGGATGAGCAGGCCGCTGACAATATTGTTTACTGGTTTTCGATGCTTCGCCACAGCAAAGGCATTCTGGCCGGACAGCCGATTGAACTGACGGACTGGCAGAAGTTCCGACTGTGTCAGCTGTACGGCTGGATCCACAGGGAAACAGGCCGCCGGAGGTTCAGGAAGACATTCACGGAAGTGGCGAGAAAGAACGCCAAGTCACAGGAAGAAGCCGGCGTTGCGCTATACGAAATCTCTGTGATCGCAACAAAAAATCACGAGATCGCGGAATGCTATACAGCAGGAACAAAGCGCGACCAATCGAAGATCGTCTTTACAGAAGCCGGTCTGATGCTGCGCGGATCACCTCTTGCCAGAAAGTTTCGGGTAACGCGCGATCAGATTAGACATATTGCCTCCGGTTCCTTCATTCGTCCGCTCAGTCGGGAAGATGGGCGGACGGGTGACGGGACTAACCCGGCGCTTCTGGTTCTGGATGAATACCATCAGCACAGAACTACGGAATTCTATGATCTGGCACTTGGCGGCAACTCAAAAGAGCCATTGCTGATGATCATCACGACTGCCGGAATAGATCTGACGGTTCCATGCTATACGACGGAATACCAGTACTGCTCCAAGATCCTCGACCCGTCTGTCGGAGTGGAGAATGACGAATATCTGATCGACATCTGCGAGATGGACGCGGAGGACTATGCGGATCTGTCTGCGGTCGGAAATGAGGCGCTTTGGGCGAAAGCAAACCCGATCCGGGCAAGCTACCCGGAAGGCATGACAAAGCTTCGCGGAGAATATGCCATTGCCAAGGAACAGCCGGAGCATATGACGGCATTTCTGACCAAGTGTCTGAACATCTGGGTGCAGGCCAAGGATCACGGCTATATGGACATGGCGAAATTTAAGCTGTGCGAGGTAGCCGGAGCGCCGTTCGACCTGAAAGGCCGCCCGGTATATGTCGGCTTCGATATGTCGGCAAAAATCGACCTGACAAGCGTAACGTTCATGATCCCGTACCAGTCCGGACAGTACGACGGAGCAGGCAACGAGATCACGAAATACTTTTTCTGGTCGCATTCGTTCATTCCGACGCGAGAGAAACTTGCGGAGCACATGGTCAAAGATAAGGCGCCATATGATGCGTGGGAACGCGGCGGGTATCTGACGATTACGGATACGCCGATTGTTGACCAGGGCGCGGTCATGAACTACGTGCTGAGCGAATGCCAGGCGCACGGCCTTGAAATACAGTGCCTGTGTTTTGACCCGGCGAATGCTTCAAAGCTGATGATGGACCTGTCCAATGAAGGTTATGACGTGGAGGAAGTATTCCAGAGCCACCGGCACCTGAACGAATCAACGCAGGGCTTCCGGGAGCAGGTTTACAGCGGAAACGTCCAATACCTGGCTAATCCGCTTTTAACGTATGCCATGAGCAACGCTGTGATCCGGCAGAATAACGGCCTGATCAAGGTCGACAAAGATGCCACCACGAAACGAATTGACCCGGTTGACGCCACGCTGTGCGCGTTCAAATTGGCTATGTATCACGAGTTCGCTGATGATTACGGCGAATATCTGGATAGATTTATGGAGGAGCTGCTATGAGTGTGATTAATCGAATCAGGGCAGCGTGGAAAGCACTGACCAATGCGGGGACAGTCAGCCTGCAGGATAAGGAACTGCTGGAGTGGCTGGGCATCGGCACCGACGGCACAAAGAAGGAAATAAACGAAGCAACGTATTTTACCTGTCTGAAAATGCTGTCGGAAACGATGGGAAAACTGCCGCTGAAGTTCTATCAGCAGACGGAGCGGGGAAGGATCCGCGCCGCGCCGAACAGAGCCGCGCATCTGCTTGCCACGAGGCCGAACGACATCATGACGCCTGCAACGTTCTGGGCAACGATTGAATACAACTGTGAGCATTACGGAAACGCTTATGTTTGGATGCAACAGTCCTTCGAGCGCCAGGGAAAATATGGCGGAAATCGTATCTTTCATTCATTCTGGCCCATGCAGACGTCACAGGTTCAGGTCACTATGGACGATGACGGAGTATTCGGAGACAAGGGAAGGCTGTATTACACCTATTCCGACCCGAAGACCGGAAAACAGTACACGTTCCCGGCAACCGATGTCATGCATTTCAAGACATGGTGCACACTGGACGGAATCATGGGCAAGTCAGTCAGGGCGATGCTGGCAGATGCGATTGCCGGAAGTGTGGACTCCGACTCCTTCCTGCGGAAGCTGTACCGGGACGGAATGACCTCGACATTAACGCTTCAGTACACCGGCGATCTGGATCCGACAAGACGCAACGCACTGCGCGAGAGCTACGAGGAGCTTTTGTCCGGATCGAAGAAAGTACGGAAGATCATCCCGGTGCCGATGGGCATGAAGCTCGCGCCGCTTGATATTAAGCTGACGGATGCTCAGTTCTTCGAGCTGAAAAAGTATTCCGCTTTGCAGATTGCGGCGGCGTTCGGAATTAAGCCGAATCAGTTGAACAACTACGATAAGGCAAGCTACAGCAATTCCGAAATGCAACAGATCTCCTTCCTGGTCGATACAATGCTGTACCGCCTGGCGCAGTACGAGCAGGAAGTCAATTATAAATGCCTGACGCCCAAAGAACAGAAGGACGGCTATTTCTTTAAGTTCAATGAAAAGGCGATCCTGCGGACGGACAGTGCTACTCAGATGAACGTTTTGACCTCTGCGGTCAACAACGCGATCTATACGCCAAACGAGGCGAGGGAGTACCTTGACAAGCCGATGGAAGAGGGCGGAGACGTCCTGCTTTGCAACGGCAATTATATGCCTGTCACTATGGCGGGCGTGCAGTATCAGTCAGGAGGAGGTGAGAACGCGAATGGCTGAAATAGATGTAAGAGGCGATATCATCAGCAATGATGACGCATGGATTTACGATTGGCTGGAATGGGATTACACCAATCCCGGCAAAATCAAACAGGCGCTGGAGCTGAAGCCCGAAAATGAAACGCTGAAAGTCCTGATCAACTCAGGCGGCGGCGATGTCTGGGCCGGACAGGAGATCTACTCATTACTGCATGGCAGGGATGACGTGGAAATTGAAATCCAGTCAATGGCCGGATCTGCGGCAAGCGTGATCGCAATGGCGAATCACTGTGCCATGTCTCCGGTTGCCATGATCATGATCCACAACGTAGCAATGTACGGAGCCGGCGGAGATTATCACGACATGAAAAAGAATGCCGAGATCCTCCAGCAGTACAACGAAGCGCTTGCGGAAGCATACACGGAAAAGACCGGTATGGACAAGGGCGAGGTCCTGAAGCTGATGGACAGGGAAACATGGTTAACAGCAAACCAGTCTCTGGAGCTTGGCTTTGTGGATGAGCTGATTGAACCGAAAGCGGCTGTCACAAATGCCATTTCCGGAATCCGCCTGACTGAAGAGATCCGTCAGAAAGTAATGGCGGAGAAGGCGGAGAGAGACCGCAGGGAGCAGATGAAGAGTGATCTTCTGAAAGACTTGGAGCGCTTTGGCGCCTGAGCAGAAAGGATACGAAATGACAAACAAGCTTTTGTCTCTGCTCGACGAGATCAATGAGCAGAAAGTAAAAGTCCGTACACTGGCCGAAGAAGACAAGCTGGAAGAAGCCAGAGCGGAAAAAGAGAAACTCGAGACCATGCAGAACAAATTCGACCTGCTGAAAGAGGTCGAGGACACGGAGGACGTAAAAGACATGGAAAAAGAAAAGATCCCGGTTGCAACACCTGAGAATGATGCGATTCATGCGTTTGCAGAGGCTGCTCGTTCCAAATTCCGCAACATGAACACCGAAGGCACTGCAGCAGACGGCGGTTACACTGTTCCGCAGGACATCCAGACCCAGATCAATAAATACCGCGAAGATCGCTTCTCACTGCAGTCTCTGGTTGCTACCGAGAACGTCAATGCACCGACTGGACGCCGCGTATATCAGAGCAAAGCCAACCACAGAGGCTTCTCCAGCGTTGCCGAAGCCAGTACGATCGGCGCAGTAAGCGGCCCGACCTTCGCAAAGGTTGATTATGCGATTGCCAAATACGCAGGATATCTGCCGGTGACCAATGAACTGCTGGAAGACTCCGATGCAAACATCTCCAGCGTACTGATCGAGTGGCTTGGAGAAGAGGATATCGCCACCAGGAACAAGCTTATCCTGGCTAAGATCGCAACTAAGCCCCAGACGTCCTTCAGCAATCTGGATGACATCAAAAAGGCAGTAAACGTTACTCTGGGGCAGGCATTTGCTCAGACCGCTTCCGTCGTGACCAATGATGACGGCCTGAACTATCTTGACACCCTGAAAGATGATAACAAGAGATATCTGCTTCAGCCCGATATCAACCCGGCAAACCCGTTCGATATGACGGTAGCGATTGGCGCGAGAAAGCTGCCGGTGATCGTGGTTCCGAACAACATCCTTGCTTCCGAACCGGTCTATCAGCTTACTTCTGATGTGGCCCTGGTATCCGGAAAGACTTACTACACCAGGACCGGAAGCGGGACATCGCAGTCTCCGTATGTGTACACTGCTGTAGCGTCTCCGAACGTGACTGATATTGCAACTTACTACGAAGTTGCTTCTCACAAAGTTCCGGTTATCGTCGGCGATTTGAAAGAGTTTGTCCGCATCTTCGACAAGAAGCAGCTGACAATCACCACCTCTGACAGTGCTGCAGTCGGCACTGGCGGAAGCGCTCTGAATGCTTTCGAAGAGGATCTTACAATCCTCCGCGGCATCATTCGTCTGGATACTCAGGTAGTTGATACCAGCGCCATCGTGAACGGCTACATCTCTGTATCGGGGGAATGACAGGCGGTAGTGCAGCCTTCGACTCCGCCGACATAGACGAGGACGAGATCCTGTCTGAGGAGGAGCTGAAGGCGCTTACCCTTACCCAGATTTACACTATCGCCGGAGTTAAGGGTTATTCGGTCACTGCTGATGACAAGCCGGGAGCAATAGCGCAGTTCCTTGAGGCGCAGGCAGATGTTAAGTTTGCCGATGCAGATGAGAACTCAGATGATGAGTTGTCGGAAGACGAACTGAAGGCACTGAATAAAGCTCAGATTCTCGCGCTTGCAACAGACCTCGGATACACTACAGTGCTCGCCAGTATGACCAAGACGCAAATGATCACAGCGTTCCTTGCGGCACAGGCCGCAGCCGCTGACGATACATGATGTACGAAAGGCAGGTGAAGCTGAATGCAGCTGAGCGATGTGAAAAACTACTGCAGGATTGATGAAGATGCAGACGATGCTCTCCTGACCGGCGTTTATATGCCTGCCGCCGAAAGTATCATTAAAGAAGCGGTCGGGGAATTCGACGATACGAACCCGAAAGCCTGTCTTTTGTATCTCGCACTGATTGCGGATATGTATGATCAGCGCAAGCCGTCCATCCGTCAGTCAGAGCGGCAGGAATACGCATATACCTATCAGACGATAATTCTGCAGCTCCAGACGGACCAGCTGCTGAAAGAGGCAGAACGGGAGGGCGGTGATTCCGATGGCGAATAACGTCGACGTCGGAAAGATGCGCCACCGCATCACTTTCCGCAAAAAGGTGACCGTATACGATGAGCTTGGTCAGGACTCCGTCGGATGGGCGGATTACAAGACCGTATGGGCGACCGTTACACCCTATAAAGCGTCAGACGTGAATGTCATGAGCAAATCCGTCGAGAGTGTGACCCACAGGATATATGTTCGTTATCACGACTGGATCACGCCGGATATGCGGATTGATTTTCACGGCAGAATCTTCGAAATGGCAGGTCCTCCGGTAGACATGGACGAAGCGCATACGATCATGGAACTGCAGTGCACGGAGGTGGTGGATTATGTCCCAGACATTTGAATTCACCTACTCCGGCGCGGATGAACTGACCAAGGCGCTTGAAAAAGCCATTAAGCAGTATCCGTATACCGCTGAGCGAGTCCTGAAGAAGGAAACGCGGGTGGTTCGCAAGGGCCTGAAACAGGCTGTGCAGGCAGAAATATCCGGGCATCATTCCCCTGTGCCCGGTAACCTGGCCGGAAGCTTCTCAATCGGGCGTGTAATGAGAAGCGGCAATAAAATGACTTGCGCGGTTACTCAGAAAGCGCCGCACTACCATCTGTATGAGTTGGGCCATGAGATATATACACATCAGCCATCGCATCGGGACACAGGCCTAAGGGCGGTGGCAAAAAAGACGGTAGCGCGGTACATGGCGAAACGTTCGGAACATTCGGAGGAGCTTGCCGAAGAGACGCTTGAACTGATACTGAAGGAGGCGGGACTGGAATGACGCTACTGGAGATCAAAGCCGCAGTGATTTCAGCCCTGCGCGACAAATACAAAACAGCCTATAAGATTTACGGCAACGATACGACGGAAGGCTATGTGAAGCCGTGTTTGTTCGTTTACATTGAACAGACCTATTCAGACCGGACGAAAAACGCATTCCATCGGACGGCGGAAATCGAGATCAACTGTGTTCGGCAGACGATCAAAGAAGCCGAGTCCATGGCTTTCTTTGCCGATATGGAAGAGCTTTTCGGTTCAAAGCTGATGCTTCCCAAATTCGGAGGCGAAGCGCGGTTTCTGAATTGCAGTGATCTGTCGCAAAGCTTTACGGGCGAAAACAATACTATTCCGGTATTCACCTTTACCGTTGAATATTGGGATCAGATTATTGAGACTACAGACGCCGATAATATTGGCAGTCTGTCGGTCAGAACTGAAATTCACACACCATGATAGGAGGGATGGAAAATGTCTTTGCCATCTATGAATGTAATTTTCAAAAGCGCCGCAATCACAGCCATCAGGCAGTCCGCGCGTGGTACGGTCGGCCTGATCCTGAAGGACACGGTTCCGGCAACTAATCCGATTGTGATGGCCGCTCCGGGCGAGGTTCCGACCACGCTGACAGCTGCCAATCAGGCGGCGATCAAGCTGGCTTTCCTGGGCAATGTGTACGCTCCGCGCAAAGTGGTAGCCTATATCCTCGGCACTCCCGGAACCGGCGAAACGATCCTCGACCTTTACGGAGAGGCCCTGCAGTATTTCGCTCTGAACAGAGTGAATTATATTGCTTCGCCGACCGCTGATACTGATTCTGCTTGCTCCACGATCGTCACCTGGGTACAGGCTCAGAGAGCAGGCACGAATAAAGTCAAGGCAGTGCTCCCGAACACCACGGCAAACGACGAAGGCGTCATCAACTATGCGATCAACGCAAATGTATCCGGAGCGACAACCTACACAGCTGAGGCATACACTCCGAGAATTGCCGGTCTTCTGGCAGGCACTCCGTCGGATCAGGGCGCTACTTTTGCGGCTCTTCCGGATCTGGACAGCTGCACCTTCATGACCAAGACCGAACTGGAAACAGCGATCAGCGCCGGTAAGTTCGTAATCTTCAATGACGGCGAAAAGATCAAAGTCGCACGTGCCGTGAACTCCCTGACTACGATTTCCGCCGGAAAGAGTACTGCATGGCAGAAGATCAAAGTCATCGAGACCATGGACATGATATCCGAAGACCTGACGCTTCTGGTTGAGGATACTTATATCGGCAAATATCCGAACACCTACGCCAACAAAGGTCTGGTGCTGTCTGCTGTCGGAACCTATCTGGCAGAGATCGCCGCTCAGGGCCTGGTCGAGAACGTGGTTGTTGACCTGGATGCCGCCAAGATCAAGGACTATATCATCACATACAAGGGCGTTCCGGTTGAGGAAGCCAATGCGATGGACGAGACGGAGCTGAAGAAGCAGTACACCGACGAAAAGGTGTTCCTGGTCGCGACAATGACGGTCGTGGATGTCATGGAAGACATCACGCTGAACATCACGGTTTAAGAGGAGGGCTAAACTATGAAATCTTATGATGCTGGCCGTGTAATTAACGGCACATATGGCGAGGCCTGGATTGATAATGATTATATGGCAGAGGTAACTGGCCTGCAGGCTACGGTCTCCCTGACCACCACGGACGTGAACCAGACCGGAACGCTGAAAAAAGGAACAAAGGTGACCGGCATCAACGGCACCGGCACGCTGACCATGAACCATGTGCGTTCTTACATGATCAACAAGATCAGCGCGAGCATCCGAAAAGGCATTACGCCGCACGTTACGATCATCACCAACCTTGCAGATCCGGAGTCCTTCGGAGCTGAAAAGATCAAACTGATCGACTGCACATTCACCGAGCTGACGCTTGCAAACTGGGCGGCTGGCTCCCTGGGCGAGGAAAGCATTCCGTTTAACTTCTCCGATTGGGAAGTCATGGAGTCGATTACGGTAGCGTAACAAACATAAAAGGAGAGAGATATGGATCTGATTACTAAGCTTTTGAAGGTCGACACGGAGAAAGCCACCGAAAAAGAAACTCGTAAAATTCACTCTAAACGTCTCAGCAAACTGCTGGGCGTTGACACTGATATCACCATCCAGGAGATTGACGGAAGACGGATCAATGAAATCAACCAGATGGCCTATAAAAAGGACGGTTCGAGAGATGCCGGGAAGCTGTACGATCTTAACCTGATGTACTGCGTCTATGGCATCATCGAGCCGAATCTGGGAGATGACGCGCTGAAGAAACACTTTAACGCCGCCACCCCGAAAGAACTGGCTGAAAAGCTGTTCGGAGTGGAATCCGCCGTGATTGCGAGTGCAATCGTGGAGCTGTCCGGGCTTTCCGATGAAAGCGAAGAGACAGTAAAAAACTGATCGAGACAGACATTGATGCGAGGACAGCGTTTCTTTTGTTCTGTCGCAAGAACTGGAAGGTAAGAGAATATTATTCAATGGGCGCGGGCGAACGATTAGTAACCCGCGCCTTTCTGTCTATGGAACTGGAAATCGAAGATAAACAGCTCAAGGAGCTGAGCAGGAGATAGGAGGCGGACATGGCAAATAAAACAGTATCCGCTGTCGTATCGTTGTTAGATAAGTTTTCCGACCCGTCAAAGAAGGTATCGGAAGCGTCTAAGAATATGGAACGGCGCTTCAAGGAAGTCGGCAAAACAGTAGGGAATGTCGGGCAGGTGCTAACCGGTGCCGGTACCGCAATGACCAAATACATCACCGGCCCGATCATGGCGGTCGGCACTGCATCCGTAGCGGCCTATAAGGAAGTAGATAATGCACTCGACATTATCACGAAAAAAACCGGAGCCACAGGCGACCAGATGAAGGAATTCGAGACGGTATTCCGAAACGTAGCCGGAACGGTTCCTGCCGGCATGGACGATGTCGGCACTGCCGTCGGAGAGGTCAATACCCGCCTCGGACTGACCGGGAAAGAACTCGAAGACGCTTCTGTAGCGTTCCTGCAGTTTGCGGAATTGAACGGCACGGACGTCAATACGGCTATTGATATGGTTTCGGCGGCTATGAACAACGCCGGGATCGCCGCTGAAGATTACGCCACCGTACTCGACCAGATGAATGTAGCCGGTCAGATGTCCGGCGTATCTATGGACTCTCTTGCCGGTGCACTGACTAAATACGGCGCGTCAATGCGGCAGATGGGGTTCGATACGTCCGATACGATAGCGATGTATGCCGGATGGGAAAAGGCCGGAATTAATACAGAAAAGGCATTCACAGGAATGCAGAAAGCGTCTGCGAAGTGGGCGAAAGAAGGAAAGAACTCCAGAGAAGAGTTCGCTAAGACAATCGAAGCGATTGAAAACGCTTCTACTTCGACAGAGGCCGCGCAGATTGCGATTGATACGTTCGGGACAAAAGCCGGTCCGGATCTGGCTGATGCCGTGAGAACCGGGCGCTTCAGTGTCGAGGACTACACAAAAGCCATCGAAGGAGCAGGCGGAAGTGTAGCCGACACCTACGCGGGGACGCAGGACGCGTTTGATAAGTTCAATACCGTAGTAAACACTGTCAAGATTACATTGTCGGAGTTCGGCGCCACGATTGCAGAAGCGGCCCTTCCGATCATCGAAAGCCTGAGCGAAAAAGTGAAAGCCGCGTCAGAGTGGTTTCATAAACTGTCTCCGGAGACGAGAGAGAATATTGTTAAGTTCGCCGGGCTTGCGGCGGCTATCGGGCCTGCTCTTCTTGCCGTTGGCGGTATCGTGAAGAAAGTGGGCGGCGCGGTCGAGGCATTTGGGCGGATCAAGTCAGCCGTAGAAAAAGCAGGCGGCGTTTTTTCGCTGTTTAAGAACCCGGTATTTATTATTATCGGCCTGATTGCGGCAGCTGCGGCGGCGTTCATTGCGGCATCCGGCGGCATTGACGGCGCAATGGAGAACATAAAGAAGTTCTGGGAGAACACGCTGAAACCGGCATTCGACGAGATTGTCCAGTGGGTGCAGGATAAGATTGTTCCTGTGTTCGAGGAAAACTGGCCGAAAATCCAGCAGGCGGCGGAGAGCGTAATCACTGCGCTCGGAGACATCATTGAAAGCGTATGGGTTCCGGCGTTCGAGGGCGTGGTTAATTTCGTGACCGGAACGCTCGTTCCTGCGTTCGTTGACAACTGGCCAAAGGTTCAGGATGCGGTCGGAGTCGTTATCAGCGCAATATCCGTCGCGTGGGAGACGATACTGAAACCGGCCTTCCAAGCAATTGGGAGCTTCGTTCTGGATACGCTGGTTCCGGCGTTTGTCGATAACTGGCCGAAGATACAGAGCGCCGTAGATTTGGCCATCAGCGGCATCTCCGTGCTCTGGGAGACTATTTTACAGCCTGCCTTCAAAGCAATCGGGGAATTTATCACCGGTACGCTTGCACCTGCGTTCGAGGAGAACTGGCCTAAGATACAGGGCGCTGTTGAAACAGCATTCGATGCAATCAGCAGTGCATGGGAGTTCATCAGGACGAATGTATTCGCACCGATTTCGAGCGCAGTCAATGCGATCCGGGATACCTTCAGCGAAGCATGGCCGACCATCTCCGGAGCGGTTGACACGGCTTTCGGAGCGATTGAATCCGTGTGGAATACGATTGTCGAAGCGGTATTCGTGCCTATTGCAAATACTGTGAATCAGGTAAGGGATACATTCAGCAATGTGTTTAATTCTGAGTCCGGTATCGGTAAGTTTGTGTCGGATGTGGTAACGGATATCGGCAACTTCATCGAGGACGCCAAATCAGTAATCGAAGGCATCACTACATGGCTCAATGATACGTTTATTGCTCCGTGGGGTTCTGCATGGGAAACGATATCCGGCAAGGTGAGCGGGGCCTTCGGCGGCATAGCAGATGCCATTAAAGCCCCGTTGAATTCGGCTATTGGCTTTATCAATGGCTTCATCCGGAAATTGAACGGCATCGGCATCGACCTTCCGAGCATCATGGGCGGCGGCCATATCGGTTTCAACGTTCCGGAAATTCCAACACTTGCCAAAGGAACACAGGACTGGAAGGGCGGTATCGCACAGATTTCGGAAAAAGGCGGCGAGATTGTCGACCTGCCGAAGCACACCAGAGTCTATCCGCATGATAAATCCGTGCAGATGGCAAAAGAGAGCGGAAAGAGCGTAAGCATCAACATCGCCAAGCTTGCCGAATCCATTGTTGTCCGTGAAGACGCGGACATCGACCGGATCGCTCAGGCGCTGGCGGATAAACTGGAGCGCACGGCGCTGAACATGGCATAAGGGGGTGACGTGATGGAATTATGGTTAGGCGCAGAGGCTGAGACGGCCTTTCAGCTTCCTGTCAATCCTTCGGAGCTTATGGTCAGCACGCCGATCGGAAACACGACCGTTCAGATCCAGTCAAAAGGTGATGTCAGCATCATCGGGCTGAAGGGATTGCGGACGATCTCGTTTTCCAGTTTCTTTCCAAATCAGGACTATGCTTTTTTGCAGTGTGCGAGGAAAAAGCCGAAATGGTATATCAAATGGATCCAACAGCACTACCGGATGCCGATCAAGTTCACAGCAACAGGAGGGAACATCAGCGGCAAGTTCCTGATCAACAGCTTCACATACGGAAGCAATGACGGAACCGGCGATGTGCAGTTTACCCTGGAACTGATGGAATACAAAACACCGGCAACGCAGAAAGTGGCGCCGGCAAACAAGGCAAAGTCGCACACGGTCAAAAAGGGCGAGACACTCAAGAGTATTTCAAAGAAATATTACAAAACGTCCAAGTATTGGCGGAAGATCTACACATGGAACAAAAAAGCCATCGAAAAGGCGGCGAAGAAACACAAAAAGAAGAGTTCCGCAAACAGTAAGGGCGTACTTGGTTCTTACCTGTATTCCGGAACAAAGCTGAGTCTTGGGAGGGTGTAACGTGAAGATCAAGTGGAAAAAGAAAGACATCACATCCGCCGTTACAACCGTCACGTGGTCGGGCAGTGCTGAACAGGCTGCCCGGACGCTCTCTTTTTCCGTGGTTTATTCTCCGTATGATAACGGCAAGACGTTCCAGATCGAGGTCGGAGACGAAATAAAATTCTGGCCAGGGTGGCCGGAAGATCAGAAGACTTGCTTTTTCGGAAACGTCACACAGAGAGAGCGGAAGTCAGAAGCAGGGGAACTGATGTATACGGCCACGGACCGGATGCAGTACTTTCTTCGGAGTTCCGGAACATATAAGTTCATAAAGCAGACGCCGGAAGCGGTTGCTCAAAAGATCTGTGCACTGGAAAAGATAACGCCCGGATCGCTGGCAAAGACAAACATCCGAATTCCGAAGCTGTATTTCAATAACAAGCCGTTATATGAAGTCATCATGGCAGCCTATTCGGAGGCCAGAAAGAAGCAGGGCGCGAAGAAAAAGAAATACATGGCTGTCATGGACGGCAAAAAGCTTTCCGTCATCCAGAAGGGAACGACGATCCGCGGACTGATGCTGAAGGAGGGTAAATCAATCATTTCATCCACATTCAACATCAACAGCGACAACATCGTGAACCAGGTGGCGATCTACAAGGACAATAAACAGATCGGCGTTTACAAGGACACGAAGTCCATTAAACGCTACGGACTTTTTCAGACCCGTGTCGACGTCAAAGAAGGGGACGGACAGGCTGAAGCACAGGCGGAGGCCGCAGGCCTTGAGAAAAGCGCTTCGCTGGAGGCTCTGGGAAACACGAAATGCATTTCCGGGTATGCCATCAAGATCCGGGACAGTAAGACCGGATTAGTCGGCAAATACTGGATTGAGAGCGACTCCCACACATGGGAAGGCGGCAACTATACGATGTCTCTGGAATTGGCGTTTAAGAATGTCATGAAGACATACGAGAGCGACCAGGAGAAGAAGACAAAGACGAACACGAAGACAAAGAAGACGGACACGTCATCAACTACGACAGCCAACACGGATACAGACACCGAGGACGAATATGATATTCCGCAGGTTTCCAATGCTCTGCAGGATGTGCTGAATCAGGCGCGGGCATGGATCGGAATAGGCGAAAATCCGAACAATACCAATGCCGTAACTGCTTATTACGGCTGGAACGGTGTGGCGTGGTGCTGTATGTATGTTTGGGCGTGCTTCAATAAATCCGGGCATGGCAACCTGTTCATGGGCGGCGGGAAAACAGCCTATTGCTTCGACGTGATGAACTGGTATAAAGCCAGAGGGAAGTTCGGAAGCGTTCCGCGTGTCGGTGCTCTGGTAATCTACGGAGGGCAGGGACACATCGGGATCATCGAATCGACCAACGGAAGCAGTTACACATCCATCGAAGGCAATGTATCCAACACCTGCGCGAGACGCTCCGGGCCGAACGGCAACGTGCTTGGATATTGCTACGTGGATTACTAAGGAGGGAGATCATGAACTCTTACGAACGTCTGGTCGCACAGATGCGGCGGCAGGGTGCACATGATAATGATTACCCTCCGGCGCTTGGTGTAGTGCTCAGCGGTAAAAAAGTAAAAATGGATGACCTGATCCTGAAGCCGTCTGATTATCTGATCAGCTCCGGCCTGAGCATTTCCGCCGACGATAAGGTGGTAGTGCTCCGAATTGGGCAAGAATTTGTTGTGATAGCAAAGGTGGTGAGCGCATGATCTTTCCGGTAACTGAAGATGACGAGCTGGAGCTTGTCGAAGACGAAAGCATAGAATCCGAGGTCATACGGGAATATGAGATCGATTTCAACACGATGCGGTTAACGGGCCGCGTGGTTGAGGGCGCGGACGCTCTGAAGGTCTGGGCGTTTCTGGCGCTGAACACTCCGGCAAACCGCTATTATATCTACCCGCCGGAATATGGGCATACGCTGGAAGACCTGATCGGACAGCCGTACACGAGGGATTACATCACTTCCCAGATGGAAGAGAGGATTGTTGACTGCCTGACGCAGAACCCGCACATCACCGGTGTGGCAGATTTTGAGACGGAATTCAACGGATCCACGGTGACGGCAACATTTACCATGGAAACGGATATCGGAGACACGGAAGGAGAGGTGATACTGGATGTTTGAGGATCGCACTTTTGAGAATATCATGGCGGAAATGATGGCAGACATGCCAGACGGAATTGATACATCAGACGGATCGCTGTTATATAACGCCTGTGCAAAACAGGCCGTGAGACTGGAAGAGGCCTATCAGGATCTTGCCGCTATTGATGACAATATGTATCCGGATACAGCAGACCTTCAGCATCTGATCCGGTACGGCAATGACCGAGGCATCTATCTGACTCCGGCTACCAGCGCGGAATTCACCGCGCAGTTCAACTGCTCCGTTGAACCCGGAGACCGGTTCTATAACGAGGACTTCGAGTATACCTGTGTGGAAGAACTGGATGCAGAACAGCACCTTTACCGGCTTGTATGCGAAGAGGCAGGTTCTGAACCGAATTCAGTGCTCGGAGAGATCGAGCCGGTCGATTTTATCGAAGGCTTTGAGTCCGGTGAGCTGACTGAATGCACACTGCCGGGCGTGGATGAGGAAGATGAGGACGTTTATCGTTCGCGGATTTCCAACTCGCACAACTACAAAGGCTTCGGCGGAAATAAGGAATACTATGTTTCCCAGATCGGGGAATATGCCGGAGTGACCGGAGTGAAGGCCTACCGCGTATCAGCTCCGACGGACTATATCTCCGTAGTGATCCAGGGCGCGGATTACAGAGCGCCTGCATCGGCACTTGTGGACGATGTGCAGGATCTGGTTGATCCGGTAGTGACCAGCGGAGAGGGTGACGGAATTGCTCCGATTGGGCACCGCGTCACTGTGTCGGGCGTGGAGGAGCTGACAGTCAATGTTGAGGTAACACTGACATATGACACCGGATATTCCTACGAAGCGCTGTCTGCGGCAATTCAGGCCGCTGTGGAAGGGTATTTCGAATCGCTTCGCAAAGCATGGATGTCATCTGCAACAACGGTCGTTCGTATTGCTCAGCTTGAGACGGCACTGCTTGCCGTGACCGGCATTCTGGATGTCGAGAATACCACGCTGAACGGAAGTACAACAAACATCACGCTTCCGGCAAACAAGGTTCCGGTTCTTGGAACTCTGGTCTGCCATTAAGGGGGTGCGCGGATGTTTCAGGAAGTTTTGTATCCGGATAAGGTCATTGCCATTCCGGACGTAGCGGCGGCCATAGATGCGGGCGATCTTGTCGGGGCCATACTGGAAGACGATGTTGAGGCCCTGAACGATAACGTTACAATTCTGGACGCGAGGGAAAGCGGAATTGCACGGCGCGAAAAGATCCTCGGCATCGTTCCGGCGGCAGACGCAACACTGGCAGACCGAAAGATGGATGTTCAGGCGAGATGGTTCACGACTGCCGTATATACGGAAAACACACTGCGGCGAAACCTGACCGCCGCCATGGGTGACACGTACACGCTTGAGATTGACATTGACAACAAAGTCATCCGGTGCGCTGTCGAGCTTGTAGCGCAGTATATGTACGGCACGATCCAGACGATGCTTGAAGAAATGGTGCCGCTGGATTACGTGATCGACCTGATCCAGAAGTACAGACGCTATAACGAAGTAGCGGAATACACACACGGCGCATTGACTGTTTACACATATCAACAGATCCGGTCATCAGTGGAGCTGCCGGAGTAAAGGAGGTATTATGCAGAACACAACAAATTACAACCTCAAGAAGCCGGAAGGAACGGACTTTTATAATATCGAGAATGAAAACGACAACATGGATGTAATCGACGGAGAGCTGAAGGATCATGCCGACGCCATAACTGAATTAAACACGAAAACCAACGGAAGTATCTTGGCTGATATAGCTTCCGGATACAGCGCAATCAGTTCTTCCTCGGGAAGAGCGGTATATAACAAAATAGGATCATTATGCATCGTTGACTTACAGCTTACCAGATCGTCTGCGATAACGTCAGGAAGCATGACGCTTCCGCAATCAATGCCTACTCCTTGGTCTTCTTTTCACGGGGCATTGGCAGACCCCAGCAACGGTTCTGTCGGGCATATCGAAGTTAATACCAATCGAATGCTTTACCTGAGATGCCAAGCCGGTAGTGGGTTCCTAACCGGACAGCTGGTGTATATCGTGGCACAATGACAGCATTAAAACACGAAAAGAACACATAAAGGAGGAAAGACCGATGAGCATAATCGAGAGCGTGGTAGGCATTCTTATAGGCGGGGGATTGTTGGCATTCATTCAGTTTCTCATTACCAGACACGACAACAGACACGATAAATTTAAAACCGTTCTGGATGCGATCAAAGGTGTTCGCTCGGAGGTTGACGATATCCGGAAGGAAATCACTGCACTGAAGGATGACGCAAACCGGCGGGATGCTACACAGGCGCGGACGCACATCCTGCGTTTCCGTGATGAACTTCAGAACAACATGGATCATTCCGGTGAATACTTCGATCAGATACTGGAGGATGCGGAACGTTACGAGAAATTTTGCGGAAGCCACCCAGATTTCCCGAACGGGAGGACGGAAGCGGCGATCGAATACATCAAGGACGAACACCAGAGACTATTAAAAGAGCATAAGCTGTAAAGGAGGTAAAGAAATGCAGTTACCGAATAAAGTTTTTGACTGGTTAAAATGGATCGCGATCATCGCACTGCCAGCACTGTCTACCTTCATAGTAGTTATCAGTAAAATATGGGGCTGGGCTGACCTCGGAAGCATGATTGCACAGACGATCACAGCAGTAGCGGTTCTGCTTGGCGCGCTTCTCGGAGTCAGCTCCGTGAATTACAAGGGAGATGAGAGCGATGACGCCTGACGAAATGAAAGCAAAAGCATGGAAGTTTCTCCGCTCTCAGGGCCTGACCGAAGAAGGCACTGCCGGTCTGATGGGGAATTTGGAGAGGGAGTCTGACGGATTCTGTCCGAACAGGGTGGAATACCTTTGCCTGAGACGTCTGAAAGAAGCGGGCAAGATATACACGGACGCTACCTATACGGCTTTTGTGGATGACGGAACAATCAGCCGTGAAGATTTCGTGCATCCTCTGCCGGGCAAACAGTACGGCTACGGCCTCGCCCAATGGACGACACCCGTCCGCAAGGGCGGCCTGTTCGACCTCTGCAAAGCCAGGAACGTCAGTATTGCGGACCTGCAGACACAGCTTGATTATCTGATGATGGAACTCCGTACCAATTACCAATCCGTATACCAGACGCTGTTGACAACGCATTCCGTTGATACGGCATCGGATACCGTCCTGAAGCAGTTCGAACAGCCAGCGCTTCCGCAGAACCATATTCAGGCTCGGAGGAGCAGTTCCAGGGCAATTTATGACAAATTTCATGCCGCTGAGGAGATGGTGAATGTGGATGCGATTCAGAAAGTAATCCAGATTGCAGAGAATGAAATCGGATATCTCGAAAAAAAGAGCAACGCCGACCTTGACAGTAAGACCGGCAACGCCGGCTCCGGTAACTATACGAAATACTGGCGGGATGTCTATCCGCAATACCAAGGGCAACCATACTGTGCCTGCTTCGTCAGCTGGGTCCTGATGGTCGCTTTTGGATTGGAGTCAGCAAAGAAGCTGCTTCAGCATTGGCCGTTCGTATACTGCCCGACTCTTGCCAGTAAAACAACCAACAAAGTCCCGAAAGTCGGTTCAATTGGTCTGTTCTTCCGGTCTGGCGCGTATGTCCATACCGGCATCGTTACAGCCGTCACGGACAGCACAATAACGGTCATCGAAGGCAACACTTCGGGCGCGTCCGGCATTGTTCCGAACGGCGGCGGGGTGTGTAAAAAAACCTATCAGCGGGCATCTCTGTCGACCATGACGAAATACTTTATGCCCGATTACAGCATTGTAAAGGAGAGTGAAGACATGATGTATTATGTCCGGTCGGCATGGCTCGACACCGGCAGTCAGACATACAAGGGCATCGACCTTGAGAAGGCCAAGGCGGCGTCGAAGAAGAATAAACAGCTTTATGTTTTCGATGCACTCGGAAAGATAGTCTATCCCGTCCACAAGACCGTCAAGGCCAGGATCGAGCGTGCTGTCCTCTGGGAGAATGCCGTCCAGAAGGATGCCCGTCATGGATACGACAACACGGAGCAGGGCCGCTGGGGACAGCATGGTGATTATGCCTGCAGCAGCTTGCAGATAACTGCCTATCAGCAGGCAGGCGTACCCGTCAAGGATAAAGGAGCTACCGTCACAGCCAACATGAGAGACATTTTCATACGATGCGGCTTCGAAGATGTGACTGCCCATGTGAATTTCAAGACCTGTCAGGGAATGCTTCGCGGAGACATCCTGTTGACGCCCGGCAGACACACTGAAATGTATATCGGCAGTAAACGCGTCATTGGTGCCCGTGGGAACGCATACGGAGACGGTCCGGAGCACGGGAAACCCGGAGACCAGGGCGGCGAGATCGTCAAGGGCGAGTATTATAACTTCCCATGGACGTACTGCCTTCGCTATGTCGGAATACCGGCAGATACCATCATCCAGTGCGGATCCTACGAGCAGAAGGGCAACGCGGCGACGCTTCAGAAGCGGATCGCGGACAAGACCAAGGTTCAGACTATCATCGTGAAGGTGGACAAATGGTACACCGTCAGGACCAAGGGCATGACCAGAGACGAAGCGAAGGAGATCCAGACCAAGCTGCTGAAGGCCGGGTTTGATGCGATATTGATTTAAAAACGTATAGTACTAACTGACTATCTCAAGATGGACATAGTAAGTTAGTACTACATTTCAGTCTAAAAAAATAATCTCGATTTTCCGGTCCCGTCCGAACCGGATTTCCTTTATGATCCCGCGCCAGAAGTTGCGCTTCTCTTCTTTGTTCATCTTCTGGTACGTGCTTTCAATATCCATTTTCAATATCATCCTGAGCCGGTCGATGTTGGTGTTGACCGGCATCGGGACCCTTTTCAGATCTTCCATTTCCGTCATGATCTCTTCACGTGTAATTTTGTATTCTTCCAGCGAGATCAGATCATTCAGAAAAAGTTCTTTCAGTTTATCCAGTTTTTTACTAAGCGCCTGAACGCGTTTCTTTGCGTCATTTGCGGGCTTTTGGCGCGTTTCCGCTGAGAGTATTACGTTCTCAATATCGGGCCGTATATGGGCCAAAATATGGCGTTCCAGAACGTTTTCATTCAGCACTTTGTTATTGCCGCAGGTGCGGTATTTATGATTGTAATATTTCGCGCATCGGTACTGAATAATCAAATGCTGATTTCCGTTCCGCGTTCTTCTGCGGATATTTCCGCCAAACGCTCCGCCGCACTCAGCGCACCGGACAAGACCGGAAAAGATATAAGTGTTCTTCTGGTCGCTCTTGATATTGACCGGAAGCTTGCGCTGCACATCCTCGAACAGCTCCCGGCTGACGATCGGAGGGCAATAGGACGGATTACCGCGAAACTCACCGATGCATTTTGAGTTTTTCAATAATTTCTTGAGCGACGGTTTAGTTTTCGGCATTCCGGACAGGCCAGCAGTCTGCCGGAGCGTCTCGTTCAGATTGCCGGTCTTAGAATAGATCTCAAATGCAAGCCGGACATTTTTTGCGTCTTCGTTCGGAACCAGATGTTTGTCTATGATCGAATAGCCTGCCGGAGTACTGCCAGAGATTACTTCACCCTGGGCCACTTTATACGCCTGCACCTGCCTGATCCGGGAGCTTGTATTCTCAGCCTCGAACTGAGCAATGCTCATCATCTGATTAACGATCAGCCTGCCGGAGGGTGTGGTTGTGTCGTATATCGGTTCCCAGATGGCAATCCAGGGAACCTTATATTTGTCCAGGATCTCCTGTGTTGCCGTATAATGTCGGACGGATCGAAACCATCGATCAAGCTTCGTGAAAGCAATTAAATCGACCCTTCCGGCAGAAACATCATTCAGGAGCCTTTGCAGTTCATCGCGCTGGGTGTACTTTTGCCCGCTTATTCCGTCATCCAGATACTCTCCGGCAAGCGTAAGATCTGAACGCTCATTCACATACTTAATCAGGGCATCGCGCTGTGCGGCAATGGAATCGCCTTCTTTGACCTGCTGTTCAGACGATACCCTGATATAAATTGCAACATTTTTCATCTTGCATTTTTCCTATTGTGGTGCTACAATCAATTTGTATTTCAGTATTTTCCATTGAAAAGCCGTTCACCTTTCTGCAGAGGGTGGGCGGTTTTTTAATTTAGTCCGTACTGGAAAGTGCTGACGACCTTGCCCGCATAGAACGTAATGTAGGCATATGAGTAGTCCGGGCCGTCCCAGTTATAAGTTATGTATCCGTTGATATTAGATCCTTGTTTTCCGTAGAAGCCGAATATTTGAGATACCTGCTGATAAGTCATGCCGACCTTTACTTTGATGTAGTTTGCGTATGTGGCATATACTTCTTCTGGCTCCGCGCCTGCTTTGGACATCTGGAGCATGGTTTTGTATGGAATATCTTTGTATCCGCTTTTTATCGTGTTCTTAGAAGTATATTTTCCCTTATCTCCAAAATGATCAAGCTTCGGGCTATGCTTCATTGTGCATGTCTTTTTTGATTTCCCTACCGCAAAATTGAAAATGAATTTATCGAAATAGGCGTCATCGTACTCCACTTCATTTAAGACACAGTCAATTTCTTTCGGAATTTTAAAGTAGATGGTTCGAGTCTGTTTCTTTGGAATCTTGTACGATGCAATACGCTTTCCATTTTTGCTAATAAGGTGAAGTGCCGCTGAGCAATAGGGCGATCCGGAGTACCAACAGCCCGCCCACTCTCCGATAGTGACCGTCTTATTTGTTCGGTTTGCAAATTTCAGCACAATTTTATTGTTGTAATAATCGCATTTTGTCATGGCGATGTCTTTTGCTTTTACGTTCTTCTGGGCCGCGGCTGCCGACCCAGGAAGACACAAAACAACAAGCATCAGCCATAAAGCACTGATCAAACTTCTCAGTGCAGGCTTTTTCGTCAATGCTTATGCACCTCCTTTTCTATCTGATCCGCGCCTTCCTTTCCGAAATCTTCGCGGACTGTGTGTCTGACGGCGTGTCTGTATGCTATTCTCTGTCCAGCATCTGACAGTCGTGAGTTAACGTATACCGTGTAATCATTCTCGTATCCCGGGGAAACCATTTCGTGAACATCTGTCGGAAGGTCTACTGCATAAACAAAAACATCACTATTACTCATCTCTTTCTCCTTTCAACCTTCGGAGCAGATCCGCAGCCATCTGCAGGTCCTCCGGGCGGCTGTCTCTGGCCGCGTCGAACAATACCCGATAGTGCGAATCCGTTAACAGTTTCTCTGCGAGAGCTGCTGTCTCGGTGTTTATATAATAGCCTTCGTGCTGTTCGGAATTCTCGACATCTGAGCCGGTGAAGTAAGTAATAGATACTCCGAAATAGTCGGCAATTTTCTGGAGCTTGTCGATTTTAGGCGTGTATTTTCCTTTTTTCCAATTCGTAAGAGTAGCTGTTGCAATTCCAGTTCCGCGCGATACATCTGCGGGCGTTACATTTCTTTCCATGCATAACATCGCAAACTTCTCGTAATACACAGCAAAGTTCCTCCGAAAACAAAAACTAAGAAATATTAATTTCCTGTTGACATAAAAACTAAGCTATGTTAATCTACCTTCAGAACTAAGAAATCTTAATTCTAAACAATGACACAGCTGAGTTTTCATAACTGGTAGGGGTACCTTTGATTATATAAGAAAACTTAGCTATTGTCAATTAATAATTCTTAGGAAGGAGGGTGCAATTTGTACTGCAAATTCGAGCAACTGCTTAAGGATCGTGGATTGACTGCTTATAAGGTAGCCGCCGATACAGGCATTGCTACAGCAACGCTTACGGAATGGAAGAAAGGCACGTACAAGCCGAAAGTCGACAAACTTATGGTACTTGCCAAGTATTTCGGCGTGCCGATCGAGTTCTTTCTGGAAGATCCGGAACAGTAAAGGAGGGGGAGCGTCATGGCAAATCACGTCAACATGGACAGGCTGGCCTATACCCTGTCGAGGATCTTCTCCGATCGTTACGGAATGGATGTCAGGGTAACCGTTCACCAGAAGGACGATCCTAACATTCCGAAGGAAAGACTGAGAGTAATCGACAAGGTGAGCGCATAGCCGCAGTGAAAGGGGTTAATGGGGATGACATTTGAACTGCAAATTGACCGGCAGGGCCGTGTGCTGTTGCCGAAAGTTCTGCGGAACGGCGCAGAGATCAGGCCCGGAACAACAGTGATTGTCGAGCCGGTCGGAACAGCGAACGGGCAGGGGCTTCTGATTACCAGAAAGGAGAAGAAATGAAACGTACGATTTCAATGTTGGCGGCGGCGGCCGTCATTTTATACCTGCCGGAGTCGAACCGGCTGGACCTGCTGACAGTTGCCGCAGTAGCTTACGGCTGTGCGTTCTTCCTGATCCGGCAGATCACAGCAGAGGTCAATAAGGTTTCAGGGCGCCGGCAATATCTGCGGAGCCTGCGCTGGGTACGGAGAAATCCGCCTGCGCTTGTGGATATGCATGGACGGACGGAATATCCGGTTGTTTATGAGGAACCTGGATACATTCTGTTCGAACAGATCCGGAAAGGCGCGTGATGAGAAGGACACGGAAGCCGTCCTATGCGGAGCGGCGGATCATGGAAGAGGCAGGTTATGACAGCGAATGTTATGCAGTCCTTGGCGACCACAACGGCCTGCTGATTATCGTAAGCAGATCCGATGACCGCAATATCATCAGGATCGACACGAACACGAAAAAAGCCCTGAACGTAGTCAAGTGATGGGGAGCGTTCAGGGCCGAAATATGGACATGTGCATTATAGCACAGGGAGGAGAAGCATGGCAACACTGTATGAACTGAAAAACGAGTACCTGGAACTGCTGGCAATGGCGGAAAACGAAGAACTCGACCCGCAGACCATCCGGGATACGCTGGAAGGCATTGAAGGCGAAATCGGAGACAAAGCCGAAGCATATGCCATCATGATCAACGAATTGCTGGCAAAGGCAGACAGGATTGACAAAGAGGTGGCGAGGCTTGACGGATGGGTGGACAGCCTCAGGAACAACGCCGCAAGCATGAAGAATATTCTGATGGATACGCTGGATGTTCTGGGCGTGAAAAAGATTGAAACAGAGCATTTCCGCATCGGCATTGCAGGAAACGGCGGAAAGAAACCGCTTCGCATTACCGGAGACGTGCCGGAAAGCTACACCGTTATGAAGCCGGAGATTGACGTAGCCCGTATCCGGGACGAACTGGAAAAGGGCGAAGAACTGCCTTTCGCTCATCTGGAAGAACGCGGGCGGCATTTGAATATCAGGTAAGGAGGCGCTATGGACTGGGAAATCTGGAAACCAATTCCGGGTTACGAAGGGCTTTACGAAGTAAGCAATTTCGGAAGAGTAAGAAGCTTGTTCAGATACAAAAAGATACTGAAGCCTTCACCAAACTGGAACGGGTACATAACCGTTGAGCTTTGGAAAGAAAAGAAGCGAAAGAGAATTGCTATACACAGGTTGGTTGCTACATGCTTTTGCAACAATCCGTATAACAAGCCTTTTGTCAACCATAAGGACGAAACACGCACAAACAATCGTGCGGATAATTTGGAATGGGTGACACATGTCGAAAACTGTAATTACGGAACGGCAATTGCGAGAAGGGTAGCTCATACGGATTATACAAATCGGCATATGCATCCAAATCAGATCAAGGCAGTGTCAAAGCCTATTGAACAATATACACAAGATGGCGAATTCATCCGCAGATGGAACAGCGCAACGGAGTGTTGCAGAGAGAATGGATGGACGGTAAGTAACGTAAGAAGAACCGCAAGAGGCGAGCACAAGACAGCTTACGGCTATGTTTTTCGGGAGGTGATTTGATGGGGTAGTAATCGGAATCATGGGTGAGTCCGGCTCCGGCAAGACCACCGCAATGCGGAACCTGCCGCCGGACGAGACATTCTATCTGGACTGTGACAAGAAGGGCCTGAACTGGAAGGGATGGCGTCAGCAGTACAACATCGACAAAAAGAATTACTGGTCTTCCGACAGCTTTTCCGTCGTATCCGGCATCCTGCGGAAGATTAACGAACAGGAACAATTCAGCCACGTTAAGTATGTGGTCATCGACACCCTCAACGGCCTGATGGTCGCTGAAGAGATGAGGATCCTTGCCATGCAGTCCGGAGACAAGCGCTCGGCATGGTCGGATCTGGCACAGAACGGATGGAGCATTATTAACCAGGCACTGGAAATGAGGGACGATCTGACCGTTATCATCCTGTGCCATTCGGAAACGATATCCGACGATAACGGCATCATCCGGACCCGGATCAAGACGAACGGGCGGAAACTGGAAAAGCTGGTTCTCGAAAGCAAGATGACAACAGTGATCTGGGCGGTCCGGCAGGACGGAAAGTATAAATTTATCCTGAGTGCTGACGGAAGTACCTGCAAGGTTCCGCTCGGGGCCTTCGACAAGGACGAATGCGACAACGACATTATGATCGTGCTGAAAGCATTGGAGGAGTACTGATGGAAAAAGGAAAGATTAAAGTCATCATCAAACGTCCGGATGAGAAAGTCGGGCATGAAACAATCATCAATAACACGTTGGAGCGCTTTCAGATGATTGTGAAGGGATACATCGAAGTTGTTCCACTCACACTTAATTCCGTCATCATCTGCAATGAAGAAGGAAAGATCCACGGACTCGCACCGAATTTCATGTTCGGCGATATCGACATGATTTGCGGAACGGTCATTGTCTGCGGTGTAGACGGCGAAGAGTTCTGTGACGTGCCGTTTGATATCAAGTGGTGGAAAGAGTGGCTTGAGTTTGATTAATTCAACTCCCCCACATGGCGGAACGGTACCGCCTTAAAAAATGGCAATGGGGATATAATTGCGGGCCACCGAAATACCCCGAACCCGAAGCGGTCATCATTATCAGGAGCAGCTGGACAGGATGGCCGGAGGCTGTTCCGTTATAGCAAATCTATAGCAAATCAATACACGGAGGATATAAATATGCCATTACCAACCTACGACAAATCCAAAAGACGCAAATCATTCGAAGCACTTCCGAAGGGAGCATATGTCTGCCGCATCATCGGAGCGAAAGAAACACAGTGGAAGAGCGGCAACGGTCGGAGCCTTGAAATCGGCTTCGATATTGCCGAGGGTGAATATGCCGGCTTCTTCGATAAGCAGTATCAGGCAATGGATCCAGAAAATAAGAAATGGCCGAATGACGGAATATTCCGGCTGACCGTTCCGACCGACGGCTGCGCAAGCTATATCTGGGATAATTACAATTCGTTTTTCGCCGATCTGGAAGAGAGCAACAATGGATATGTGTTTGATGGCGATCCGAAGAACCTGAAGGGCAAGCTGATCGGTGGCAAGTTCCACATTGAGCAGACGGAATACAACGGAAATATTTACGATCACACACGCTTCCGCTGGTCATGCGTGGCCGATGACGTCCGCAACGGCAAGCCCGGAAGGATGCCGAATGACAAGCTGATCACGGCAACCAGCAGAGCAGCTGCGCCCGGCATAACCAGCGCAACAGACTTTATGACAATTCCGGAAGGATCGGAACCGGAAATTCCGTTCTAAGTCATGCTGACGGCGTTTGAAATCCGGGATGCACTCGAAACATTCCGGATCATTACGGACAGCAGGGAGCACCGGACGCCGCAGGCCAGAGAGCGGCAGGATGCTTTCGGAGTACCGTCAGAACGAAAAACGCTTTCTTACGGCGACTACTGTGCAGACATTTCCGTCAATGAGCAGAAGAGCCTATTTGACGGATCAGAGGGAGCAATAACGCCGGCCTGCGTGATCGAGCGCAAGATGTCCATGGATGAACTGGCCACGTGCTTCACCAGAGAACGCAGCCGTTTCAGGCGGGAGTTCGAGAGGGCTTCCGCCAACAATGCGAAGGTGTACCTGCTGATCGAAAACGGAAGCTGGGAGGGAATTATGAGGCATCGATACAGGAGCAGATTTCACCCGGAGGCTTTCAAGGCATCGCTCACAGCATGGATGATCCGTTATGATTTCACGCCGGTGTTCTGCCGGGCCGAAACATCCGGAGCGATGATAAAGGAGATACTGTATCGGGATATGAAAGAGAGGCTGGAGCGTGGGGAATACGGATAAAAAAGAGCAGGGCTTTACCAGGGTTCCTAATGAGTTATATGATGCCGTTCTCTCCCAGCGCCTGACTGCCACACAGGAGCGGGCATTGCTGTACATCATACGAAAGACCTGCGGCTTTCAAAAGAGAGAAGACAAGATTTCAATCAGCAAGATGGCAAGAGAAACAGGATTCAGCCGGAGGGCAATGATCAATGCAGTTCACGATCTGACGAAAATGGGCATCATAAAATGCGGCACGGTTACATCCGGAACTCCGACATATATGACGATCAATCATCCTTCATATTGGGACAGAGACCCTTTCCGAACAGTGTAAACCTGTGAACTACAATTCACAGGTAGGGTGTGAACGCTACTTCACAGGTAACCTGTGAACTACAATTCACAGGTAGGGTGTGAACGCTACTTCACAGGTAACCTGTGAACGCTGGTTCACATACAAAAGAAATATAAAAGAAACATATTAAAGAAAATAAAAGAAAGGGATTTTTGACCTGTTTTTGACTCGGCGAAGGAGAGGGAAATGAGTATCTATAATTTCGACCCGGATGACGCTTATCGGTTTGCCAGAGAGCAGTCGGTTACAACACGGGTAAGGGGTAAGCAGTTACAGTTTCAGGTTTGTCCGTATTGCCAGTCGAGAAATGATAGATGGACATTCGCGATCAGCCTGGTCGATGGAGCGTTTAACTGCAAGCGGGCAACCTGCGGAGCCAAGGGCAACATGATCACCATTGCACGGGACTTCGGATTTTCAATCGGGCGCGATGCAGACGAATACTATCAGCCACAGCGCGGATACAGAAGCCTGCGGAAATATTCGCTTCCGGAAAGCAAAGACGGAGCGGTCCGGTATATGGAGTCCAGAGGGATCAGCCGGGCCATTACGGAAAAGTACAATATCACGACCTATCAGGACAACGACAGCATTATTACTTTCCCGTTTGCCGATGAAGACGGAACCATGCAGTTCATCAAATACCGCAACACGAACCCGAAAGAAGGCCAGAGCAAAGAATGGTGCCTGAAAGACTGCAGGCCGATCCTGTTCGGAATGAACCATTGCGATCCGGGCAACAGCGGAATGCTGGTTATGACGGAAGGGCAGATTGACAGCCTGAGCGTAGCGGAAGCATTTGGCGGGGATATCAATGCCGTGTCGGTGCCGACCGGAGCAAAGGGGTTCACGTGGGTGCCGTACTGCTGGGACTTTCTCGGAAAGTATAAAACGCTGGTTGTGTTCGGAGATTATGAGCGCGGAAAAATTACCCTGGTCGATGAGATGCGGACAAGATTTCACGGAACCGTGAAGCACGTGCGCCCGGAGGATTACAAGGACTGCAAAGACGCAAACGAACTGCTTCAGAAGCACGGAGCGCAGGCCGTAATCGATGCCGTCAACAACGCGGTGCCGGTAAAGAACCCGAAGATACTTTCGCTGTCAGATGTACGGAAAGAAGACGTTTCAAAGCTGAAAAGGATCGAAACCGGGTTCGGGCATTTCGACCAGCTGATCGGCGGCCTGTATTTTGGTCAGCTTGTCATTCTGACCGGAGAAAGGGGACTCGGCAAGTCAACGCTCGGCTCCCAGATCGTAACCATGGCAATCAATCAGGGCTGTACTGCCTTCTGCTATTCCGGCGAGCTGGTCGACTGGATGTTCCGGGACTGGATCGACAGACAGGCGGCAGGGCCGAGAGCAATCAACGTGGCAAAAGCAGAAAACGGATATATCACTTATCAGCTTGATCGGGAGTGTGCCGACAGGGTGGCGGAGTGGTACCGGGAGAAATGCTTCTGGTATGACAACAGTCTCACGGAAGGAACGGGAAACGTATCGGAAGAAGAGACGCTGGTTGAGACGCTTGAGACGGCGATTAAACAATATGGCTGCCAGATGCTTCTGATCGACAATCTGATGACGGCAGTGGAAGACGATGCGAAATCGGATATTTACCGACAGCAGACGGAATTTGTTAAGAAGCTGGCCTTCATGGCAAAGCGGTTCAATGTCGTGATTTTACTGGTAGTTCATCCGAGAAAGACAATAACAAACGAGTTCCGGAATGACGATGTGTCCGGAAGCGCGAACATCACAAACCTGGCCGATGTGGTCATCAGATACGCACTGCCAAGACAGGACGGTCCGGAGCAGCCGGATTACGACAGGATCCTGCAGGTCACAAAGAACCGCCTGAGTGGGCGGCTGATACTGAACGGAATACCGCTGTATTTTGACGAAGCCAGCAAGCGTATTTCGGAACGGAACAGTTTCGGATGGAGGCTAAGATGGGAGTTGCCGGTTGTCAGTAAAGACAGCTTTGATCCGGCAGATGCTTTTGATGAAGAAATACCATTCTAACGGAGAGTGAGAAATGGAATTAAGAACAGCACATGAATGTATATGCGATCTCTGGAAATATGTTAAAGCCTACAATCGCACCGCATACAGCCAGGAACCGGACAGCTTCTGGGACAGCCTGGTGCATGACGGCGGGGAGCTGATCGAGCAGTATCACAATGATCCACTCTGCCGGAAGCTGGTGCTGGCAGTGATCGAGTACATCCGAGACGAACACAGAAAGGAGACAGGGGCGGCATGATGCGAATCATCAGTCAGAACGGGGAGCATGATTTGCCATATGACCGGACTTATGTACGGAGAACGGAGAAAAATATATTCGCCTATCACGGCGCGGATCTGCGCCTGATGGCAATGTATGACACGGAAGAAGAAGCAGAAAACGCACTGCGGCAGATGTGGATCCAGTACAAGCGGCTTGACGGCAAGGCCGGAACGTTCAGGTTCCCGCCGATGGGGCAGGGGGTACGGAAATGAGCGAGGCGCAGATTATCGTTGTGATGATTGTATGGCTGGCTGTTGCCGTGCTCATACTGGAATGGATCAAGGGGAGCGATTAAAAGGAGGAACGGAACATGCAATTCAGTAAAGAGGATATCTGGAAGATGGCGACGCGGATTGACAAGATTGTCGAAGGCTCCGGTATGAGTCGCGGGGAATTTGCCGATATGCTGGGCGTGAAGTCCTGCACTCTCTCGACATGGACCGGCGCCCATCAGATACCGTCACTGCCGAACCTGCTTGCCATAGCACGGTTTGCCGGCCTGACGCTTGACGAGATGTTCGAAGGGATTTTGGAGGTAAGGAGAAAATGACATTACACATGGACGAAAGCGAAATCCTGTTGGATTACAAGGATGCTAAGAATAAGTTCCAGCAGGTCGGTATTCTCGCCGAGCTGAACTGTTGCACAAAGAAAGAAATGGCTCAGTGGCTGAAAGACCACGGCGAAGATGTCGATAAGCGCTTCTTCGCGGCAGGCCGGTCAAAATGGGTAAGAGATGCGGAACCGACGGAAACCGGCACGAATATACCGGAACCGACAGAGATACCGCCCGCACCAGAGCCGAAGCAGTCCGCGAAGGATGACGCAGGGAAACCGCGGCTCACATTAGTGCCGATGCAGATTGTGTTTGATATTGCGGAGATTCGGGAATATGGAAATCGGAAATACGGATCGCCGGACAACTGGAAACAGGTCGAGCCGGAACGATACCGCGAAGCTGCTTTCCGTCACTTCCTGAGGTACATCAACGACCCGCACGGAACAGACGAAGAAAGCGGCCTGCCGCACAGGTGGCATTTGGAGTGCAATCTGGCATTTCTGGCAGAGTTGGAAAAGAACGGAGGCGAAGCATGAAAAACACACTGGCAGACCTGAACAACATTCTATTCGAACAGCTGGAACGCCTGAATGATGATGAGCTGTCCGATGACGAACTTGAGAAACAGCTGAAGAAGACCGACCAGATTGTGAAGGTATCGGAAAAGATTATCGCTAACGGTGAACTGGCATTTCGCGCGATCCAGCACAAGGATAAGTATTACAGCAGTGACAGCAAAAAACTACCGCCCATGCTTGAGGGTGAGTGGTAATGGCAGTCTACAGATACCCGCAGGAAGTACATGATTTCGTGAAAGAGCACTGCACAAAAATGCGGGACAGGGATTTGGCGGAAGAGTGTAACCGGATGTTTGGCACGGAATTCACGGCAAAGAAAATGAAATGCTTCCGGGGAAATCACGGATACCACAACGGAATGAAGCAGTGGACAAGTGAAGAATACTGGAAGTATCAGACGTATTTCCCGAAAGGAATGTATGAATTCATCCGAGACAATTCCTGGGGTACTCCTTCCGCCGACCTTGCACAGATGGTCAACGAGAAATTCGGCACGCATTTCACACCGAAACGGATGAAGGACTTCCGGATCCAGCACGGCATCAAGGGCGGAGAAAAAGGCTGGTATCAGGTCGGACGGTCGCCGGGCAACAAAGGCAGGAAGCAGTCAGAATACTGTTCTCCGGAAGCTATCGAAGCATCGCGCCGGACGCAGTTTAAAAAGGGGCAAAAGCCGATTGATGAAAAGCCGGTCGGAACGATTGTCGTAACCTGCAAAGGCTATAAAAAAATCAAAGTGCAGATGGAAGGATCAATCTGGGAAAGATGGCGTCCTTTGCACCGATGGGTCTGGGAACAGCATTTCGGCGAGATCCCGAAAGGCAAAGAGATTTTGTTTAAGGACGGCGACCGCCTGAACTGCGACATCGGCAACCTGATGCTTGCGACTCATTCGGAGAAGAGGATCGTGAAAAACAGGGGCTATCATTCCGAAGATCCGGAACTTGCAGAAGCTGCGGTGTATATGGTCAGGCTGAGTCTGGAAGCAAAGAAGAGGAGAAAGAAGCATGACGCGCACAGCTGACGGCATCGACCACGGAGAGAGCCGCATCGAGGATTGTCTGGAAGCAGTCATTGAACGTTTCGAGGACGGATATGTTCTATGTTCGATCCTCTGGAGCGGCGGCAAGTGCGAAGAGTGCATGGAGATTTTTGAAGAGAGACAGGAGAGGTATGGAGAATGACCACACAAACCGAACCAATCAAACCCACCTACAAAGACTGCGCCGACGTCCTGCTGATGCTGTGGACGGAGCGCATTGTCACGGACGGGCAGTACAAGAGGATTATGGACAGGCTGAATGAATGGAAGCGAAGAAGGGAGAGGGAATGAGCGATCTGATAGACAGGCAAACGGCAATTGATGCCTTTAGAGATACCGTAGATTTGATGCCGGAATGTTATGCGCGGGATATTATTGCAGAGTTGCCATCCGCACAACTCAACAACTCAAATCAGGAAGTGAAGAACTCAAACGACGTTATCAGCAGACAGGTGGCGATTGATGCGATAAGCAATATGATGGATATAGATGGATTCCGAGATGGTTGGGCTGTCAGCAGAGCAAATGTCGATTCTATGCTCAGAAGTCTGCCCTCCGCACAGCCACAGCGCACTTGTGTTAATTGTGGCAGGACAGCAAATAACGGTGGATGGTATGCAGACGGGAGAACAAGATGCCCAATAGAAGAACATTATGCATTGCCGAAAGATGGGTACTGCCATTTGTGGGAGAAAAGGAACGTTACGGATGACGATTATCCAGAAAGGCGGGAAGCATGAGCGATCTGATAAGCCGTCAGGCGGCGATTGATTTCATAGCCGCAGGGCATTTTTGCAATCCAAACGAGCCAAGATGGAGTGATAACGAGGTTGTCAATTTTTTGAAAAGCCGCCCATCCGTACAGCCAGAACCGTGCGATGATGCAGTAAGCAGGCACAGGCTTTTGAATGATTTAAAAGAACTAATAGCCGCATGGGAGAAATACCCTGTTATGGCAGAGGAGATAAAAGGCGTTGAGGCGGCAATCGGATATGTGCAAACAATTCCACCCGTACAGCCAGAACCATCTGATGCCGTGTACCGACTGTACAAACGAGCGTATGAAGCAGGACAGCGCAATGCACAGCTTGAGAAAGCGCAACTTTCGGGAGAAGATGCAACTTTTGACTGCATCAGCAGACAGGCGGCAATAGATGAGGCAGAGGAATGGATTGAAGCTGTGTATTGTGATTATGAAGAGCAAAGGGAACGAGATGCAATTAAGCATGTGATTAATGGAATTAAGGCACTGCCATCCGCACAGCCAGAACCTATATGGGGACTGCCCGTGAGTGCAGACCGACCATTAGCAGACGTGGAGATTGTACCACGCTTGCGAGATATTCAAAAGCAGATACCGGGCGGCAGTTATGCAATTGACAGGGCAATCGAGATCATTGAAGCGGTGGCGGAAAGGAGAACCGATGGTTTCTGATAACCAGATACAGGTATGGCAAGACGGTAGTGACGAAGAAGGGTATTTAATGAAAATCCAGTCAAGGTATATGGATGATCCGAGGTTTACGCTTGAGCAGGAAAGCGCCATACACGAAATAGTACGAAGTTTTTTACTGGTGAATAGACAGACAGAGCGCAGAAGACGCTATGCAGAGAAGAAAAAGGCAGAAAGGAGAACCGATGAGCAGACTGATTGATGCTGATGCTTTTGTGCGGTTTCTCAAAGACGTTGTCAAAAAACAGAAGTACGAAAACCTCAAGATAGATGAACTGCTGACTGTAGCCGATGTTATTGACGCAGTCATCTGTGATTTGGACGGAACAAGCCTTGACGGGTTCAAAAACGCACCAACCATCGAGCCAGAGCGCAAGACGGGGAAGTGGATAGATGATTGTGAGTGCAGTGTATGTCATTGGATAAACGAGGATGACGGAGGTGATACGTTATTGACGTATTATAACTACTGCCCGAACTGCGGAGCGAAGAACGGGGGTGAACAGGAATGCAAGAGACAATCGAGCACCGCAACCGAGTAGCCAGAAAAGAATACTCATGTGATTACTGCGGAGGAAAGATTAAAAAGGGCGAAACTTATGACTATTACAAAGGCAAGTGCGACGGATATCTTTATGACTTGCACTCGCATTTGGCTTGTCAGAGAGTAGCGGACGCAATCTGGGATTATTGTGATCCAGATGATGGAATGGATGAAGATCAGTTTCAAGACGGCTGTGCGGAGGTGTGCGGACGGTTCATCTGTCCTGATTGTCCTGAATGGAACAAAGAATATGACGAATGCGAGAATGATGAGTCATTCTGTATCGATCGGATGGATGAATTTTTCAGAACACACGAATTGTACAAAGCAGGGAGGCGTAACTATTACGAGATATGGAAGTGTCGGAAAAAGGGAGAAGGTGAACAAGGATGACATTATCACAGGAAGACTTTGGAACTCTTTGCATCTGTGCTATCCGCTACTGCCACGGACGGCAGACCTATATGCCGGATCTGGTGCGAGGCATCATCAGACCGCACCTGAAGGAACTGGAAGACAGGGACTTAAAGGTTATGCTGGATGACTGCGATTATCAGGCAGACATGAAGCTGTACGGAGATGAACGGATCGATAAGCCCAGATGGCTGAAGTGGGCAGAAGAGTTGAAAGCCGAAAAGGAAAGAAGGGCAGATGAACAGGAATGACAGAATTGAAACCGTGTCCGTTTTGCGGAGAAGGGGTCCAGTATAACATAAACATGGAGATGGAGCCTGACGGGGTTTACTGTAAGACTTGCAAGGCGCTTATCAGGTTCATCCGTGTAAAGCCGATCCAGAAGGGCGAGACCTTCGGAGACGTATACAAACGGATCGCAGAGCGATGGAACCGAAGGGCAGGTGAACAGGATGGATAAATTGAAACCGTGTCCGTTTTGCGGAACACCGTATCCTTATCTAACTTTCGAACACGGATATATTGATGATAGTGCAGTCGTTTTTTGTAACGCTTGCAAGATAAGCGTAAAACTGGAAGACAACGACCAAGAAGGCGTTAATGTTTTGACCAAACTCAAGGCAGTCGAAGCATGGAACAGAAGGGCAGGTGAACAGGAATGACAATTACACTTTGGATCATCGCAATTTGCGAGATCATCCGGGTGGCTCAGAATATGGTTCAGTTGCTTGCCATCAGGAAGGACACAGCGGCAAGGGATAACGCTTATGCGGAGTTTGTGAAGTCACTGAAGCAGACAGACAGGGAGTTTGTCAGGAAAATGTTGGAAGAGTTTGAGAAGCAGGAGGGTGAACAGGATGCCTGATTGCAACACTTGTGCATACGCACGCTGGGATTACGAAGAATACGCCGGCGGTTATAGGCACTGGTTCTTCGATGGGTGTGAGAAAGACTTAGAACCTGCGGAAGACTGTGAAGACTGTGAAGGATATGAGGAGATAGAAAATGGATGATACCATCAGCAAATCCAAACTGATAACGTACCTTGCCGACCTTGAGCTGACTTATTCGCCGGTAAGCATCGAGAACGGCAAGTGGATCGGCGGAGACGAGAAGCTGTTCCTGTTCGTAAAGGCTCTGCACGAAGAGATCGAAAGGTGGTAGCAATGGCAAAGTCAACAACCGATATGTTCGTGCATTACTACAAAAAGACCGGCGGCTATCGCATCAACGACCCGTACAGCGTAAACGAACACACAAAGTGGCATCTATCCCATGGCGCTTACGGATGCCCGCCGGTGACGCTGACGGTCGGCACGACAGAACCTAAAAAGAGTGACGGCTATGGCGATTTCGAATGGTAGGTGACGAACATGATTGATACCAAGATTATACTAAGCGATCCGGAGACAGACGGAAGCACGATCCTGCGGTGCACAATCACCCGATACCAAGACAGGATCCGCATCACCTACCCGGACAAGCGGGACGGCTTCGTGATCGACGTACCGATCCCGGCGGTCATGGCAGCGCTTGCGGACGAACTGCACGGATAGGAGGTGGATGCGATGATAGCTTTTCTTTCATTCCTGGCTGGGCTGGTGGTCGGGGTGGTTGGGTTATGCGTGGTACTGCTGATAATGGCGGACAGAGACGATTGAGAAACAGGCGGGGGAGAAATGACAGCAAAAAAATATTTATCCAAAATCTACATAGTGGACTATCACATTAACAACGTCCTGGTTCGCCAGAAGGATGACCTGCGGGCGACACTGTATAAGATCGGCCTCGCCTCCGGCAATGACGGCAACAGGGTGAAGTCCTCCTCTGACCCTGACAGGATCAGCTCGACTGTTGCAAAGCTTGACGAAGTAGAACGGCAGATCACTGCGGAGATTGACCGGCTGGTTGATTTGAAAGTGAAGATCTCGAACGAGATCAAAGCACTTGCTGGGATCGGTGACATCGGCGTCAAGTATGTTGCTGTCCTGATGCACTACTATGTATTCCTTGAGACATGGGCCGAAGTATCTGCAAGACTGAACTACAACGAACGTTACTGCCGCCAGCTCCGGGACGAAGCAGTCATTGAGTTCGAGCATATGTATGCGGATATGCTGCAGAGATTATAAAAGACCTCCGCCCACCTCCGTCTCATATGTGCTAATGTGATAGTGTGGCTTTTGGGCCAGCAGGGTAAAGCCTGCGGGCACCCTTGTCAGCTGCTGTTCTTTTTCATAACTTCTCCTTTGCTGAAGGGGGCGTGTCTTGGGGACGCGTCCTCTTTTGCGTACCATGGGTCATGATTTACATACGATGCAGATGCGGTAAGAGGATCCCGCGTGGAACGGTATGTACCTGCAGAATGCAGGACAAGAGACAATACGCAAAGCCGGAAGGCATCCGGAAGCTGTACCACACACAGCACTGGAAAGATACCAGGGCATATGTGATCAGCCAGTATGACGGCCTGGATCTGTTCGCACTGTACAGGCATGGGGAGTTCATACCAGCCGACACAGTTCACCACATCGAGCCGACCAGCGAGCAGCCAGGCAGGTTCTATGATACGGACAACATGATACCAGTATCCCGTGCCTCGCATGATGAGATACATGCACTGTACCGTCAGCCCGGGGCCGAAAAGATAAAAGACGAGCTGAGAGAGGCCCTACTGCGATATAAAAAACGGGATTTTTTCGGAGAAAACGCAGACCAAGGGGGCGGTCGATAAAGTTTTGAGCCTCGGCCCACGAC